CTTACCGTAAGGACAGTTCTGAAAGTGAGCTATCAATACTCAAGAGACTTGGTTCCAAAAGGATACTGATCATAGACGAGGTTCAAGAGCGTGGGAATACTGAGTGGGAGGACAGGATACTTACTCACCTCATTGACAAGCGATACGGAGCTATGTTGCCAACAATACTGATCGCCAACTTGAAGCCTGAAGAGCTATCAGTACGGCTCGGACCTAGCATCATGGACAGGATGCACGAAGGTGGAGGATTACTTGAAGTGACCGGGCAAAGCTTTAGGAAGAAATGAATGAACTGCCAATCAAAGACCTACGAAAGAAAGGCTGCACTTCACTACTTCACTTACAGGTGCTACTTGAACTGTATAAGGCAGATTTGAGTAGCACTCAGATCGGTGAAAATATTGGACTGAGGCCAACCACATGCGCCAATGCGCTTGCGCTCATGCGTACTGGTGACGATCCGCTCGTTAAGTGGGTCCGCATATCCCGAGGTCACTACACTATGACAGAAACAGGAAAGAAGCTTGTTGGCAGTCTAACTGCTTTCTTCATCCGATTGGCTTGTGCTAAAGATGAGCACCGTGACCCAGAGCAAAAGCTTAATTGATGCCGTAAGGGCAACAGTAATTGCCTTGTCTGAAATAACCGGGTTGAGCCAATCCGAAATTTTAGACTCTGCTACAAGCGATCACACACCGTATCAAGTAACGACTATGCTATGGAAAATCCTTGAGGAATATGGAAGCGCGACTCCAAATGATTTAGCAAAGCTCTTCGGTCAGCCGTTACAACGGGTCCACGATGGTTTGATACGAGCAGAAGATCAGCGCATATACACATGGATCTTGAACCGCATAAGGGAGAGCAGTCACGGAAAAGACAAAGCAGTAGGACTTGATTCTATTAGATGGAAGGACCGGGCGCTTGAAGCAGAAGAGCAAAATATCAACCTCCTTTCTGAATTGGAGATGGTGAGAAAGATTGCTGCTGACGGTGGATCTTGGGATATGATTAGTGAATACCTTGAGCATCATGACTAAATTTTTGAACGGGTTACTTGAACTTGCTAAAAGGAAACCTACTCCTTCTGAGTTTAACTCAGCGCAGTGGCAAACTGTTCCCCCGGCTATCAGGCAGAAAGCGTTCTTTTCGGCAACGGTAAATAGCGCAAAGGTTCTCACCAGGTGGAGGTCTATGCTTCTTGATTGGCTTGATGGAGCAACAGAAAAGATCACTTTGCCTAACGGTGAAGTCACGACAGCATTCAAAGAAGTGAGCTTGGCTAAGTTCCGCGAAAGAGGCGCCGACTTTGCCATCAAAGAAGGACTCGCGACTTCAGCTGATTTTCAAGACCAGAAGATCACGAACGTCATCTCTAATGGGCGTCTTGCATTGGTGTTCAACACGAATACTGAGATGGCTCAAGAGTTCGCTTACTGGAAAGAACGGGTGGGCAACCCGACATACATCAACAAGTTTCCGGCAGCTGAGTTTGTGAGGCGACCCGGTGGAAATCCGCGACACTTCAGGCAAAGGCATGTCCTCAATGAAGGTGTGATCGCGCGGTGGGATGACTTGTCTTTCTGGTTAAGCATGAACCAAGCTGATGATGGAGGCTTTCAGGTTCCTTGGGGTCCATGGGGGTATAATAGTTACATGAGGCAAAGACCTGTCAGCCGGAAAAGATCAATCGCACTTGGCCTCGTAAGAAGGAACGAAATAGTTCGGCCTCCTGACGTTAGCCAATACGGAGTGACCTTCGGTGACCAGTTCATTGGTGATCATGAGCCGGACATGAATGATGTTCCTGATGAGATACAGTTACAGGCTAGGAAGCGGATTGTAGAAAGACTCGGACCTGGTGCGCTTAATGCAGACGGCAACCCATCCTTGGCAGCGTTCAGGGAAGCCCGGAGGCGGTTAGCCCTCAAATACAAGTAGCAGATTGCCCTACTTGGTTATTTACTTTTATCAAGATTATGGTAATGTATTACCATGACAGGAACAAAAGTTACATACGAATGGGTCCTTGAGGCGCTAGACGCATACGGGGACATTGAACCAGAACATTGCAGCAGTTACAAAGAATGCTTAGAGCGTTCTGAAGAGCATGAGCAATATGATATCGTGCTTGTCCGTGACTTAGGCGGTGAGGACTGTGGATTGCTAGACAGGGAGTGGTCCTACGTTGATCAAGAGGGCAACTTTGATCGCGGGTTTGCTGGACCTGTCCCTAAAAGGTTCTTGAAGGAAGTCACCGCCTGTCACTCTTAATTCAACGCTACATCAATCACATCAAACAAATGAACAAGCAAACAGCACACAATCACTTCCGCAAGGTTTACTCTGAACCTAATTTCATGACTCCAGAGTTCTGTCATTACCTTTACGGCTCGGCAGGTAGTCATCAATACATCGCAGAAGTGTCAAAGGGCTCTTCAGGTTTCAGCCTTAGTGATGATCAACCGCAAACGCTCTACGGGTTGACAGTAATCCATAAAGGATACCGTGGAGACACTTGGAAGAAGACGCATTACAGCAAGTGTTACCAGAGCGAAGAAGAAGCTTACATAGCCTTTGGCAAAATATTCAATCCCACAGAGCACCCGGTGCTCGCCGGATACACAAGCAAGCTCCACTAATGTCATACAATACAGGAGGGCCGGTGAAGGTTAGCATCTTCACCGGCGATGCTATACAAGAGCTTGAAGCGTTGTCAGATAACTCTGTGCAGTGTTGCGTAACATCCCCGCCGTATTGGGGTCTGCGTGACTACGGGCACCCAGGTCAACTAGGTGTTGAAAGCAGTCCAGAAGATTACACTGAAGCCCTCGTGAAAGTGTTCCGAGCTGTCAAAAGGGTTCTGAAAGATGATGGAGTGCTATGGGTCAACCTTGGTGATTCATACAGCAGAGGGGATCGAAAGAGTGTTCCGCCGCAAAAGGGGTCTGCAGCTTCTAAGGTGGAAGATCAAAAATACTGTTTTGATTCAGCTTCTGCTCAAATTGGCGACCATCCAATTATCAAGCCGAAGGACTTAATCGGAATACCTTGGAGAGTCGCTTTTTCCTTACAAGAAGATGGATGGTTCTTACGGCAAGATATCATCTGGCATAAACCTAACCCAATGCCAGAAAGTGTTGCTGACCGTTGCACGAAGGCGCACGAATACATATTCATGCTCACAAAGTCACCTCGTTACTTCTTCGATGCTGAAGCAATCAAAGAACACTCAAGCGAACCGTTACAAGAAGACTTGAAACGAAACAAGCGAAGCGTCTGGACGATACAAACGACACGGTATGAAGAGGCGCACTTTGCAACCTTTCCAACCGACATACCAAGCTACTGCATACTAGCTAGTAGCGCACCAGGCGACACGGTTCTTGATCCGTTCGCTGGTAGCGGAACGACAGGCATGGTCGCGTTGAAGCATGGCCGCAACGCTGTCATGATCGAGCTGAACCCGGAATACGCAGAATTAGCAGGTAGGAGGTGCGACATCACACCGGGCTTCAGCTTCTAGCTGCTCAACCCTTATTTGCCGACAGGCTCAACCGGGTGAGACTCTGGCACGATGTCGAGGCCGATACAGAACCGTGGAGGCAGAGGCCGCAGGTCTAACTCAAGTGCTGCGGAGCTTGGCGGGTCGCTAAACGGCAACGGAACTGAGCCTCCTAGGTCTAGGCTGGAGCAAGATGCTAATGCTAGTGACAGGCACGAAAGAGCGGTGATAGTTACACGTTTCATGTCATTTTGGTAGCGAGGTTACGCTCAGGCGTCAATAAATTATATTCCTCGGTAGTTTCACATCATGCCAGAACGGAGCGTTAGAAGCGGGAACAGGAGGGAAAACCCGGCAGCAGAAATACCTATTTTGTTATTGTCGGAAATCAAGTTGTAGGGTAGGTTTCAACCATGATCAATTACCACGACACGGAAAAAGCTAAGTATGTCCAACTAGTGAAAGCAAACAGGGGCTTCTATCATCTAGAATACCTTGACGAAAACATGGAGTGCATCGCCTTCGACGAATACGCCAACAAGGAGAGAGGGGAGCGGGCGCTCGCATACTACAGTGGACCGCACAAGACTCTGATCGGAGTGAACGTCACCGAGCGGACTTTGAAAGTCGTTTAACCATCAATCACCAAACTACATCACACCAAACCACACTACACCAATGAAAATCATATCAAGACCACACCGCAAATCCGTTAAAGAATTCCATCACGAATTCCGCTGGAAAGATGACCCCGAAGCTGGATTCGGTTTTGAGTGCGACAAATCGGGAACTCCTCTTTTGAAATCAGAACCTGCCAAGGAAAATTACAAGAGCTGCATTTCTGGAAAATTTGATGTCGAGGATTTGGGAATCGTTGAATCTGAACGGAGCTGGTTTGAGGCTGCCATTGGAAAATGCGATTGCGGCAGAGAGCTTCAACTCTGGGATCCCCTCGATAATCTCTGTAAATGTGGCAAGTGCTTCAATTCATCGGGGCAGGAGGTGACACCCTGTAACGAGTGCGACGAATGGGGAAACCCTCTGGACGATCTTGACCCTAGAAACTGCCAATAATCCGAGACAATGACAGATACATCAGACAAAGACTATTGCCTTCGCCCTATGACTAAGAGCCGCATCAATCGCGCTATCAAGCACCTCGACTTAGAAATCTGCGGGGAAAGAGGTGAAGGTTGCTTCTACTTTAGACATATCCCGACAGGTGCGAAAGCCGGTAAAAGCGTTATGGTCTGTTACCTTAATCAACAAATCCTCGGGAGATGGATCAGTGACGCTACTGCGGCAAAAGAAGCTTTCTTCCGGGAATACCCTGAAGAGCGACCTGCTGATCATGATTGGGCAACGCAA